TTTGTGATTGGTGTACAAAAGATCCCCCTGAAGAACCCCCTGAATGGGAAGTTGTGAGAGATATTTGTATGCATCTTTCAGTTTTTGAGCCAACTGACCTTCATACATGCGGTCAGCATCAGCCTCACTGTAGATGACTTTGGGTGCAGTCTTGGCAAAGACAGACTTGGTTCCAACAAAGAACCGTTGCGAGACTGGATCTTTACCACAGATGATTGCGGGAGCTCCATCCCACTTTGTCGTCACCCTGACGTTGGACTGGGGACGAGTGAGCATGTCTCCCAGTTCACGAAGGAACTTGATTGCATTGAAACCACCTTCCGTCCCCTGGTTGAGGATGTCGTCTTCAAGGTGTTCTAGGTGTGTGTTTTTGGCCATGTCTATAGGATACCTCGAAACTCCTCTCTTGTAAAGCGGCGTACACCACCTGTAATTCTGGACCTGTACACGACCAGGACCCTGAGACCCTTCCAGTTTCTGTCTCGTCCCAGACCTGCCTGACGGCTACTGTCCCTACGGATCAGGATGACTGGTTCCTCATCAGTTCCCCGTACCTCACTCAGTTGTGTATACAGTTTTGTCCCTCTGATTGTAAGAGTTTGACTAACTGGATCCCAGGTACAATTGGGACTTTGAGCCCCCATGAAAGTCTGTTTTAGTACAGCACCACCGTTTGTAAGTATGTCCGATCCAAAAATAACATTGGTGGCTTCAGCATCCGTTGTTGGAATTGCAACGCCACTTACACCGTTACCAAAAATAACATCACCAGATGCATTTCTTGACAATGCAATTCTACCAGTTCTTGATAACTGACTTAATACATCTTTAGCTCTATCACCAAACAAAGTATCAGCAGATTCCCACATCTGTGCATTGTTTTGTTTCAGTGATATTGGAAAAATAGTCCCATCGGCCTTGACCAAGTTTACATCAGATTTGGCTCTACCTGCGGTCTGAGTTCCAACAGAGTCTGCACGAATTACATCATTGACAACAACAGACTTAGATCCACTCACCATTACAATACTGATACTTTCATTTGTTCCTGTTCCACGAACAAGATGGGAGTTGATGCAGTTGATTAAGTTATTTTCGTTTCCAAGACCAGCAGATCCACCACCCTGTCTACTGGCTGGTGCAGTATAAACAAGAAAGTTACCAATCTGCACCACACCAAGACTAGAAACTTGATTCCCACCAGTTGTTCTACTACCTCTGTTCACTACTGGAGTTCGATAATCTGGATTGTATGTGGCACCATCCTCAAAGAAAAGAGATTCTATAGCTCGTAGAATCGCAACACGATCTCCATCCGCAAGAACACATACCCTAGTTCTAGTTCTGTCTTTGAATCGCGTGTATCCTGCTGTCCTAAGACGCGATTCAATTTCGGTTGTACTATTTACAGCCATGAAAAAAGGAGGGTCTTAGCCCTCCTATTTATTTTGTAAGTATTCCTTTTCATTTTGATAAGGAACATACTTACCAGTTTTAAGTTCCCATGCATGAATGAGATCTGGAATCAACCACTGGTCCACCCTAATACAATACTTCCAGTTGACTGGTTGAACACAATTCAATACCACAACCATGAAGAATGCTTTCAGGTGAATCCAGATACTAAGCATACTTGTCCCAGAGTTTACGAATGTTCTGGGTGATACCCATACCACCAGTATAAGTCTCTACCAGTTCACCACTGTCATCAGCAATCACCAGAACAGGAGTAGCTGTGACACCATACTTTTTAGCAAGTGCAAGATTCTCTTCAGGAATGGGTTGATCACTGAAGTCCTCAAGATAAACTTCTTCAATCAATTCTTTACGATCATCTTTGAGTGCATTGATGTATCGTTTGACGAGTCCGCAAGGTCCGCAAGACTCTTTTGTGAACATGATGAACTTCATTCTTTCAGAGCCTCTTCAATCGCATCATCCAGATCAGTGACAACTTCACGGATCTCAAACACCCGTTCGGGTGCAGTAGGTCCATAAGAATAACCTTTCTGGGCTTCAAACAACACCTGACGAACCACAGCGGCTTGATAGGTGGACAGATTAACAGTTACAGTTTTCATTCGTCATCATCAAAGAAAGTACCGAAAGAACCACGACTTCCTGGTTCACGACTGTCAAGTTTATCAAACAACTTGTCAATCTTTTGCAGTTGATCAATGTTCATGATCATGTCTGCAATTTGTTTACCGACGTAGGGTTCTTCCTGACGTGCGGCAAATGCAAGTGCATTGCGTAGAGCAGCCTCAGCTTCTTTGAGGGATCCCTCAACAGATTTAGATAGTGCCATCAAACATCACCTTGTTTACGATTTTCAGAGAAGTGTACGTCAAACGCACCTTCAGGATAACGCGAGAGAAGTTTCTCAACGTTCATCTCAACCACTTCATCAAGTGACACACCGAGACCCATACAGGCTTGCATCACATACCACATGATATCACCCAGTTCACGTTTCAGGTGGAACAGGTTGTCTTCATTCACAGGTTTACCTTGGAAGACAATCTTCTTCACAACCTCAGTAAACTCACCAGCTTCGGCACACATACCTACAGCAGCAGTAAGCAGTCGCTCGGTAGGAAATCCTTGATCGTTGAGAACCGCAAGGCGTTGGCCAAAATCGTAATAGTTCTTACTTGGGTTGGAAGTGACTTCATTTACAAACTCTTGATACTTACCGTAATCAACACTCATTAGAATTTCAACTCCGCGAATTTGTTTTTGAATTTGTTTTCGGGTTCATCATAGTCTGCATCCTGTCCGTTGTCAAGGATGTCTTTCTGTGCAGACTGTTCACAATCATACAGGCGCATCTTGGCCCTGTCAATCCCAACAATGAACCTCTTGTTAATAGTGGGATCGTTATAACGGTTCTTCAACTGTTTAACCATAATCTGGCCCAGTTCTTCCAACTCTTCCGTGCTAATAAGAGCAAACATAAGATCGGCAGTAGCAGGCAGACCAAAGGATTCACTAGTATCAGTAAGTTCAACATCAGAGCTCCCATAACCACTCCTAGTAGTTTGGGTAGCCGAAACAATCGGAACGTTGAACTCAACCGCGAGTCCCCTGAGTTCTTCGGCGATAGCCTTGATGTGGGTATAAGAATTAACATTACCCAACTTAGAGTATCGACTGGAAGCACAAATATTAAGATAGTCGATAAAAATAATATCAGGTCTAAAAGACTTCTTAAGGGCAAGTTCATTTAGAAGGGCCTTGAAGTGTCCAGCATGTGCAGTCGCAGTTGGATACTCCTTAATGATTAGAGTTCCTTGGGTCTTTGATGCAAGTTTATTTACCTTGTTGTCGAACATCACCTTCGGGAGGTCAGTAATCTCCTGAATGTTGACATTGAGAAGGTTTGCATCAATTCTTTCCGCAATTCGTTCCTCTGCCATTTCAGCAGTGATATAGAGAACGTTCTTTCCTTGCAGTAAGACGGAACTAGCCACATGGCACATGAATAGGCTTTTTCCGACACCCGTACCAGCAAGAGCGATATTGAGAGTTTTATTAGGCAGACCACCTTTTGTGATCTTGTTAAAGTATTCAAGATCGAAAGGGATTTTTTCCTCTTTTCGATGATATACCTCGTAACGTTGCTCATAATCCTGAAGATAATCGTGACCAATGTGATTATCAAATGACACAGCTAGTGCGTCACTGAGGATACTGGGAATGGCATCACGACCTTTGTCCTTATCTTGACCATCTGCAATCTTGATAGACTTCATCAAGGCAAGATAGATCGCACGGTCACGACACCACTTCTCAGTAGTATCTATCAACCAATTCTTATTAGTTTCTTCTGCATTGAGTGAAGAGACAAGATCAATAATCTCTTTGAACTCAGTGTCTGTTACATCACCCCTATTTTCAATCTCAATGTTGAGGATCTCTTGAGATGCGGGTTTGTCATACTTGACAACAAACTTGGCTACCTCCTCAAAGATTACACGATCCTTGTGATCCTCAAAGTAATCAGGTTGAATGAAAGGAACTACCTTACGAAGATAGTCCTCATCGTGGATCATATTACGAAGGATTGTGTTTTCAACTCTATCCATAGTGGAGATACGTGCTCATGATGTACTTTGGTCCACTCACAGGGGGACGGCCTGCGTGGGGATATTCCCAAGTTGGAGGAAAGACCAGAACGGAACCAGCCTCTGGTCTAATAATCTTACCATGAAGAGGGAACTCTGTCTCCCCACCTTGTTCCACTTCATTTAGATAAAACAACAATGCGACATAACGACGTGCAGTTGCATGATTTACAACATCCACATGTTCATCAAATCGATCTCTTGTATCTGGATCGTACTTCTTGACACGAAATTCCTCCATGTATTTCACTGGAGGAATATACCAAGATCTAGGACCTAGGATTTCTTTATAGATGTCGATTGCAGCCTTTACTCTTTGAACAAGGTAAGGATTGGAACCAAGGTTCACCTGAGTGAACCTCGGCTTTGCATCACGATCTACTCTTTGTTTTTGATCAGAGTTTTCAAACGACAGGATCAAGCTCTGGCAGATATCCTGGTGCAGGATCTTCGGTATCACCTGAACCATACGAGAACTCTTTTCTGGCTGCAACATCTAACTTCTCCATCACTTCTGGAGTGAAATAAACTTCTGGGTCTTTGAGGATGGCTTTGGCATAAACCTTCTTTCCGTCGATTTCATAACGTCCTGCGACATTCTTCCAGAGACCAGCCAATTCACCGAGCTCAAGAAGACCGTAATATCGATCAAGACCACGCTCATCGTAATAAAGACGCACAGAAACTTCTTGGTTCTCACGGCTCAAACGCGACTTAGCAGTCTTAGCTTTGATAATATTTCCGACAACCTCTGTTCCGTCCTTCTCTTTCTTCTTTGAGAGATAGATGATCGTACTTGCTGCATATTTGAGGCCAGAGCCTCCTCCCATTTCTTTAGTTGGTACATAAGATCCGATAACATCGTAGGTGTGGTTGGTAACGATCATTGGAATTTTAGCTTGACCCAACTTAAGAGTAAGCATACGGAAGGCACCTTTGACCAATTGTGATTTGGTCATGTCACGAACTTGTTTTTCGTTCAGTGCATCCGTGATCTCTTTCTCAGTGGAAAGCATACCCAAAGAGTCTAACACAAACATACAAGGTTTGCGATCCTCTAATGGTTTCTTAAGGTATATATCGACCGCTTTCAGAGCCTTACTACGAAACTCTTCAATGGTAACAACGTTGACAACAACTACCCTGGTGAGATCAATACCCCTAGATTCAAGTAGGGACTTGTTGACGGCAGCCTCAGTATCAAAGTAGAGACAATAACCATCGGGGTTAGTATCAAGAAAATTCTTAACCACAGCGAGAGAAAAGAAAGTCTTTCCAGTAGAAGACTCTCCAGCAATAGCAGTAATCTTATTCCCAGATACACCACCAAATACACTACCTGAGACCAGTGCATTAAAAATGTACGAACCTGTGTCAACGTAAGTTTCGGTCTCGTCGATTTCAGATGCGAGTTGGGTGTATTCATCACCGATTTCTTTTACAATGTCTTTAAGGAAATCCATTAAGCTACCATTCCGTATTGTTCACGAAGAATTTTTTTGTAAGGGAGATCCTGTTCACGGAGCTCCTTCACAAGTTTTAGTTTTTGATAGAGGGCGGTATCACCACCAAGAGCCATTGCGTTGACAATAGTTGCAAGTTCTTCGTCATTAATAGGCAAATCCATTCAATACCACCTCAAGGTCTTAAGATATTCTAACACGTTTTCGCGCACATCCAAAAGCTCAGTATAACACTTTTGATTGTGGGCACACTGCCGCAGTTCCTGATCTGGTTTCAACACACTTTCGATAAACAAGTCAAGGCCTCTATTCCATTTGACTTGTTTTGATTCGTTATCGGGAACGGGGTTCTGGTCTTTCATGAGAAGAAAAGATCTAGGTTTACGGATTTTTCCACACCCCATCCTATCACATCCAAGATGATTTTCAAGGGGTCTAGAAATGATTTTTCAAATTGAAGGTCATAGTCTACATACTTCTCAATCCCAAGTTCCCTAGGAAAATCCTGAATAAAGGACATCACGTTTTCGTGAATTGGATTGGGGCTGCGGAGATAACAGAATTTGATCTTCTCACCATTCTTAATCAATGAGTATTTACCATCCAAACCAAGACGTTTTACATGATGATTGAACAGAAGGGCTCCACGACAATGGATGGGAGTTCCTTTTGCATAGATGGATTGGTTACTCTTGTACTTGGTAACTTCACTCACAGAACGAGGGAATGAAATCTCTTCTGGAGGGAGTTTCTTAAACTCTTTACGGAAGTTGTCGATGAAGTCAATCATCTGGTCTTCCGTTCCACTCATCATCACCTTGAGTGCATCCTTAATAGCCTTGCGGCAAGGTGCAGGAGTGGAAGACTTAACAGCTTCGATACCCATGATCTTCAGTTTGGGTTCTGCATATCGCACACCTTCACTGTCATGCACATTGAGAATGTATCGCTTCTTCGCAGTCCAAATACCACGGTCAGCGATGTTCTCACGTTTCATCTGCATCTTCTGATCATATGCATTAACGTAAGTCGCCAACGCCTGGTAACTCTTCTCAATGAATGGTTCCATCTGGCTTTCGCAAGCTTTATTGAGAAAGTCAACGACCTTTCCTTTATCACGTACTCCCTGAGGAAATATATGATCAACAAGTGGGCCAAGATGTAGATAGATAGAATCGGTATCAGACGCGATAACATAATCAACGCCGTCAGTTTTGAGTATTTTATTTAGATACCCATTCATTCGATTCTCAATCCAACGGATAGAGACCTGACCAGAGAGTGTAATCGCTTCTGCGTTTGCAAGTTTGTAATATCGAAAATACTGATTACCGATGGCACCATAAGCAGAGTTAAGAGAAATCTTCTTAGCCATTTGAATATTATTGCACCGTGCAATCTCTTTCTGTAGTGCAATGGATGGGGACTTTTCATTCTCCTTCTTAGCTTGGATCATCTTCTTCTTGAAGATCACACGTTCATCGTAATACTTCTGCATGAGTTCAGGGAGAAATCCCTGTTCATCCTTACGATACATTGCACCATTTGCACAAACTGCATAGTCTTTGTGCATCTCAAAGTTGATATCTTCGTTCAGGATCTTTTCAACATTTGCAGTTGGATGGCGTTCCTCAAGAAGGGTCTCTGGCGAGATATTGTACTGCATAATAAGGTGAGGGTAGAGACTATTAAGGTCAAAAGACACAACCCAATCATACTTTCCAGGAATCGGTTCCTTGACGTAGGCTCCTGCATACTTCTCATCCTTTTCGGATCTCTCTTTAGGAGGAATAACAATATCTTTCCTCTTAAGATAGTTATAAATGATGCAGTCCCAAAGTCGCACTTGGTAAAAAATGTCCTGGTAGTTCACCTTGGCATCATAAGCCATAGTCAGGGCGAGTTCAATCAACTTGAGTTTATCCTCAAGTCGGTCTACCAGTTCCACGTCAACGATGTTGTACTCAACAAACTTTTGCCAACCGTGGGTATAGAAATCCTTGAAGGTATCATACTCACTGTGATCTAGTTTCTGTTGACCAAGTTCTTGTTGTGCGATGTAGTCCAGACGGAAACTCTCTTGGTTAGGAGTGCCAGGAGACCACCGATACAGACGCATGTAGTCCAGGATAGCTACACCACCCACATCCACACAGAAGTTCTTACGACCCTGCACAAATACCTCCTGTTGAGTCACCAGACCCCAGGGAGACAGACGGCGCATCAGTTTCTCCCCTAGGACACGGTTCAGGCGTCCTGCAAGGTACGGGAGGTCAAAGAACTCACAGTTCCAGCCAGTCACCACATCAGGAGTGTTCTCGATCCACCACTGGATCCAGGCACTCAACATAGAATACTCATCAGAAAACTGACGATAATCAACGTTGTCTTGTTTGTTGTTGAAAGGTCCCACACCCCAAGTGATGATCTGTTTAGTGTTGAAGTCCTGAATGGTAATCAACAGGAGTTCTTCACTTGTACTTTCAACATCGGGAAATCCATACTCAGCCTTGGTCTCAATATCAATCGTTACCAGATTGATATTTGACATATCGAACTCAATATGTTCCTCTGGATAGTTGTCAGAGATATATTGATAGATGAAACGTTCAAAGCCATAGATGTTAAAACCATCCACGTTATCGTACTTCTTCATGAAGTCACGGGTTTCGCGGATGGTTCCAGGGTGAACGGGCTCTACAGGATCACCTTCTAACGTGCGATACTTTGACCTCTTGTTCTTTGCAGTAACAAAGAGAGTGGGATTGAAAACTTCACGGTTCATGTACCGTTTACCATTTTCATAACCACGGACCAGCATTTGGTCCCCAACCATTTGAACGTTAGTATAAAATCGCATCAGGTGACTTTCAGGTACTCATCTTTTAGTTTCTCATTAGGTTCAACCATAGTGAGAATGTCGTCAGACCTTAACAGGATAACATCCTGTGGGGAAAAATGCAACCATGGATCGATGCGCAAACTGGACTGATCCACAACGTATGGTTTTACCAGTTTACAATCTGGTTCACCGATGTCGGCGGCTATCTCAACAACCTCAGCCAGCAATAACAGATTGTTCTTCAAGTACAGACATTGTACGTTCTTTTGCATTTAACTGTTCCTCATAAGATGATTTTAACTTTTCAAGTGGTTCTGCAATTGTAACTACCCAATCTGCAGGAATTTGGAATTGTTTGTCCTCAGAGAATGGTTGCCACTTTTCAAAGTTCACACTGACTCTATCTCCTTCCTCTTCATTAAGGGGAACCATTTTAGATAGACTCAAAACTCTTGGCTCAGTGAGAAGAAATCCAATGATTTTTTCTTTACCATCTTCTTCAAGAACAAGTTCTTTTACATCAGCAACAATTTCTTCAAGAGATTTTAGAACAACTAATTTTACAGACATCTTTTTCTCCAAATTATAAAAGGGGTTACCTAAAAAGGCAACCCCACTGCATGGCACGCAGGTGTAAGTATTTAGAGGTAATCCTTACGAGCGTGATGTTCGGGAACTATTTTTCCAAGGACGATTCTGAGGAGTCCGTCTTCGAAGGTGACTTCCCGTACTTCTGTGTCGTCGGATAAAGTCCACGCTCGTTGAAAACTTCTTTGAGCCAATCCCTTGTGGATAAACGTCTTGTCGGATTCGGTGTCCTCCCGTTGCCCTTCGACAAAAAGTTTTCCATACTCCGTGAAAACATTGACTTCTCCTTTCTTAAATCCAGCTAATGCGATTTCTAGATGCGACTCAACATTATTTACCTGAATCAGGTTGTAAGGTGGATAGTTCTTTGTAGTTTCATGAAGATTGAATAGACGATCAAAGTATTCGTCCATACCAATGCTGTTCTTGGTGATCTTATCCATCAAGGTATTAAGATCCGCAGCCGTATACCTGGTGAGGTTAGTCATTTGTACTTCTCCTTTGAAAGCGAGATTAGATTGTGTGGACCCTTTCGGCATCCATAGTATATATTAT